AAAAATACCCGTTTGTAAATCTATTAATAGCTTATTTCTTTTTATTGATATTTTATTTTTAGTTTCATTAGAATGTTTATAACCTTGTTTAGATTTCACTCTATTAACAATATGGTTTTCGCTTTGTTTTTTACCTGACTTTGCAATACTCATTTTAATTAAAACTTCATTAGATAGTAATTGTTTTTTATTTAATGTTGAAACATAATTACAATTTAATCCATTTAAACAATTATAAAATTCTTGCCAATATCTTTCTTTTTCATTTAACATATCCAAAGAGCATAATTCTATTATTTCAAAAGTATGGTTTATAGTACCGTATTTTATAAATGAATTATATAATTTAGTTTGTTTTTTACAATTTGATAACTTTTTATAACCTCTAAATCTTTTTTCAATATCAATAGATTGACCTACATAAATGCGACCTTTTGGGTTTGTGATTTTATATATGCCAATACTCTTCATTTTATATCGTAGTAAGTTGTGCAAGTTGTGTGTTAGTTAATTGTGTTTTCCAAAGTGAACTCTGATTGATTGAATCAGAAAAGAAAGCTACATCTGTAACATAAGAACCAAATCGTATTGAATCCATAGTAGGCACCCAAGTAGCAGAATTGGTAAATACGGAAGTTCCATTTAAGTATACTTTAAAACCATTCGACCCGTAGTTGACTGCTATTTTATGTCTGCCATCTGCAAGAGTTGTTATACCTCCACTATAAACTGCATTAGTTCCATCGGTTGCATATAACTCAAGAAAGTTATTAGAAATTACAAATTGAATACGATTCGTTGACGGTGTCGCATTTGCGTATAATATCATTAATAAAGCACCCGAAGAATCAACATCATTTGTTTTATTAAAATCAAAAAACATAGTCCCCTCAGTCAATCCTATCAATGAACTAATACCCGTCTTGTTAATCACATCAGCGTTTCGTGTTACACTTGAAGAACTCGCTTTGTTTATAAAACTTGTAGCATAGCTTCCCGCTTCTAATTGAATACCCGCAAACTCAGCGTATTTAGTATTATTTTCAGCGTTAATGTAATTTCTTGAAGCACCTGCCCCAGTTAAAATCGGAGTAGCTGTTACAATTATTCTGTAAATTTCCCCGCTTATTTGTTTTGCTTCGTAACTATTTAAAGTCCAAATACCACCTACATTGAAAGTTGTTATAGCTTTAGTAGTTTTATCTACTCTTATTCCTGCATATCCAAGCGTTGGAAAAAAAGCTAAAAAACTACAAGTAATTGCTGTGTCATTACATTTACTAAAGTCAGTATAAAAAGAAAGCGTATAAGTTGTGTTGGCTTGGTATTGAGTATTTAATTCAATTGATGGATTGTCACCAAATAAAATATTGTTTGTTGTTACTTTAAAAGTTGTTAAACCTAAAATGCTTGTTCCTGCTGTAACAGTTGCTTCATTAAATCCACCCGTTCCACTTTCAACAAATCTACTTATATTCGTTCGTTGTGGCTCAACTAATATACTCGGACAACTTCCGTTTGTGTAGTCTAAACGTGGTACGTTACTCGCTACGCTTTCAATCAATCCGCTTGAATTAACTCGTGTCGCTGTGGTTGCTCTTGTTACGTCTAAGTCCCCCGCTCCCGAACTTGGAACTACCGAATACAACTTACTCGCTTTCGTTCCGTTTGGTGTTACAACTAAACTCGCTGTATCTAATAAACTCATATTTCTAAATTATTTAATGTTTGTAATAAGCAATTTTCAGCTTCTACCGTTCCGCTATCTGTTGCTATTCGTGTTTTAAAAGTGTTAATCAATGTCATCGTTGCGCCAATCTCAGACGCTAAAGCCTCAATCCAAGAACCGTTTACAGTTCCCGTAGCCCCGAAGTCCTCAGCTAAAGCCTGAATAAAACTTTCACCTAAGTCTATATTAGCATCGAAGTAAGTACATAACGCTTGTTGGTAGTTTCCGTTTTCAGCTACAATGCCAAAGTGACCCGCTATCGTTTGCCACCAATCGCCATTTGTAGTCGTTTCTCCTAACACGTTTGCAATTTCTTGCACCCAGTTTTTAAATGTATTATCCATACTTATAATGTGTTCAAATTTTGTTTAGTTCATTAGAAACTAAAATACGAATTATCAGTGTAGTATTGCTCTTTAACAAAGCGTGTCGCATACCTAATAGCGTCCATCGCATCGTCAAACATCTTAACAGGCTCGTCGATTATATTGTCGCCTACCTTTTTCCATTTGTAGTTATCGTATTCTCGTTTCATGTTCGGGTCGTTCTTACAATAGATTCCGAATGTCTTAACGTCGTCAATCCCTTTTTTAACTTCCTTGTTTGCGTTGTTTACGTTGTATCCTGCCACTTGTAATTCGGCTATTATTTCGGGACGTGAGTAATCGGCAAGTATATCCGTGTTTTGGTCTATGCCTAAGTCCTGCATTTTCTGAATCAGTAACGAAGTAGTCAAGTAACTTTCGTAGATAATTGGTTCGATGTATAAGTCTTTTTCATTGTGCCATACTTTCACTAAAGCAGTCGGGTGGTTGTAACCAAAGTCAAGCCCCATAACAAACGATTGAAAGCGCAAAGGTCTTTCGTCTATAAATGTCCAATTACTGTAAATATTCTGTTTGCTTATCGCTCGTTCCCCTAAAGCGTAGATTTGGTATAATGCCTCATCTGTTCTTTTTAAGTCCTCTATCTGTCGTTTAATCGATTCAGGTAAAAACGGGTTATCTTTGTACGTGGATTTTATTATGGTTGTTTCGTCTTTTGGCAGTTCGTATAACCAGGAAGCACTATCTGAGGGGTTGTAGTCGAATATCATTTTAGACTCCGTTCTCATATTTAACTGTTGGAAATCTTCAAACCATAACTCGTTAGCTTCATTGCACCAACCTAAGTCACGTTTACGCCCTCTAATCTTTTGCTCGTCATCAACACTGAAGAACTCAACTATCGAACCGTTAGGAAACTTATAAATGTTCTCGCTCATGTTATGACTTGACTTGTCGTATATTTCTAAGTCTTTCATGATTTCGAAAAAGTCACGCATCACGGTAGCACGTAAAGCTGGGAACGTCTTTCTAACGATTGACACTACCTTATTCGGATTCTGCAAACACCATACTATAATTAACTGACAAAGGGAATAAGTTTTTGATGACCTACTCCCCCCTTGATTAACTACAAACCGATTCTCGCTGTTTAAGGCTTCCCAGTTCTTTTGAAATATCTTAGTCGATTTGATTTTCATTCGTTACTATCTGAATTTCGATTTTGCTTATGTCCTTACCATTAGTTGTTACATCTGTTTTTTCAGTCAGTCCGTTTAGTCGTTGTGTAATGCTTGGATTAAACTGTCCTACCATACCGCCCTCAATTTGGTCTTGACGGATTTCTTTCTTTATACGTAAGCAGATAGCGCAATATTCCTCATAAGCCCCGTTTGTATTTCTGAAATAATGGTCAAGTGTTACTCCTTTACTGAAGCCGAAAACTTCAAAACCTTCTAAAGTCAATGGGGGTTTATGGAACTCAGACTTAACTCCTGTAGCTGTTGCCTTTTGTATTTCTCTTGGTTTTAAGTTCTTCTTATACTCTTCGAATAGTTCGTATAGTTTCTCTGGTGTTTCTATGTATTTATGCTTTGCCATTATTCGTGTTTTTATAGTGCGTAATGTGTTAGAAATTCGTCTTCGCTTATCATGTCAATTGATATGCTGTTGTGGTCATCTGGAAAATTATAAATAACGAAGTGTGTCTCGCTATCTTTTAGCATAGTCATTATTTCATATGCTCTTTTCTGCATATTCTTACCGTAGCAAATTAGAAAGTATTTCATTCCTCTTCTTCTTGTTGTAGTTTAGCTTTTCTTGTTCGTGTTTTTTTAGGCTTTTCTTCTTCAATACCTACAAATTTTGTAGTTTCAAAGATATGACCGAAACCCATTGCACGTAAATAGTTGTGTTGACTTGGTTTTACCTTATCAATCTCGATTCTGACTTCGCCTAATATGCTATCGTATTTAGAAATTACTTTTCCGTAGTATTCGGCTTTAATTTTGCTCATCTTTTTTTATTTAAAATGTTAATTTTTCAACAATTGTTCAAGCTCTCGAAGTTCCTTTTTGATTTCTGTTATCATTCCGTGTGCTGTGCCTACGCTAATATCGAAATGACTTGCCAATTCTCGTATTGTGTAGGCTTTTTCTTTCTGTTTTGACAACCTTAGGAACGTATCGAAGTACACTCGCTTTACTTTATCGGTTAAGCTATCTCTATAAATGTCTAAAATAGCTTTATAACGGTTTATATTTAGTTCAATTATTATAGCGTTCGTGTTTTCGTCGTCTACTATTTCAGCTATGTAGTCATTTTCAACGCTTGTTATTATTTCTAACTTGCTTTTAGATTGCCAAAGTAACTCACATTTGATTAAATGACTAAAATAATACTTGACCTCATGGTCTAAAGTTGGTGTTTTTCCTTTTATGTCGTGTTCAATATATGAAAGGTAGGCATTATTTATGACAGTATCGCAGTCGAGGTTGGATTTTAGTCTACTTAAAAAGTAATGCGTGTACCTGCTTACTTCGTTGTAGTTTTCAGTGAGTAGTTTATCGAGGATAGCTTTCATACCAATTGAAAAAATCTTTTAGATATTGCTTTCTCACTACTCCTGAGCAAAAGCATTTTGTAAAGTTCTCGTTTGTAATCCGTTCTTTTATCGTTTTTAGCTTGTTTAAGACACTTTTACTCTCTTGAACGTGCTGTGTTTCCAAACGGATACTTTCGATGTATTCTATGTCAATTTCTGTAAGCATAAATCTAAGGTGTAAGATATTAAAGAAACGATACAAGCATAAAAAAAGTTGCCCGTAATAATCCAAGCCGACCAAAACCCTACACATTTATAACATGATAAAGAGTGATGTATCCAATTTGTAACAAATGTCGGTCTGAAAAACTCAAACGTATAATCAATTACAAAGTGTAAAGGTTCGAATTTAACAAACCACCACGTTAAAGCTACAAGTAAAATAATTGTCATATATAATTTTTTTGTAAATATACAAATATTTTTAAATAAAAAAAGCACCCCGTTAAGAGTGCTTCCATTTTATGTTATTAAGTGCCTTACCTATTCGCTGTAAAGTTTCCGTGTTTAAACCGCCCTCATGTCGTAAAAACTTATTGAGCTGTCCTTGTTGTAACTTACTACGTTGGCAAAACGCTCTCGGACTTTCGCACGTATTCTCAAAGTGAACTTGCATCGCTTTGCGTGTTATCTCCTCAATGTTTATTATTGCATCTATTGCTTTCATGTTAGAAAGGTAAATCCGTGTGTTCGTCTTTTTGTTGTGTAGGATTAGCTGAGATAGGTGCATCAGCTTTGTATGGCTCTGTAATCTTAACAGAAAAGAAAGGCTTACCGTCTTTTGTTTGTTTTACCCACATTGCTATTTGTTTGTCTACACCGTCTACATTTATTTTTCCTCTGTAGGTTGGTTGGTTTCCTGTTGCAGTTTCATTCTTGAAAATTGCTCCAGCGTTTGTGTTGTCGTACTCCATTTTTATTTGTTTTTTAATTGTTAGTAGTCAGGACAGGATTCGAACCTGTATTTTTATAATCATACAACTCTCTTTATGGTCGAGCCTGCAGAACTCTTGTTGTATGTGCGTTTCCAATTCCGCCACCTGACTTTTTAAAAACCCCTACATTTTTTAGTAAAAGCTAGGGACATTTTACTTGTAGGGGTCTCACACTTTAAACTTAATTATGGTTTAAATTAAGGCTTTTAACATTTTATAATATTCTCTTGCTATTTCTACTTTCTCAATGATTTTTTCAATCGCCTTTTCGTCACGTTCAACGATGTAACGTTTTACACGCAGTTTACTT